ATTGGCTTTGGTATTCGTTCAGCAGACGATAAATCTACTGGTGTCATGCCTCACCTCAAAATCTATGACGCCAGTTCTTTGGCATACAGGCAAGGTCGCACTCGCAGGGGCAGTTATGCTGCTTACCTCAATATCTCTCATCCAGATATTATCTCTTTCTTAGAGATGCGGAAGCCGACAGGCGATCCCAATGTTCGTTGTTTGAATCTACATCACGGTATTAATATCACCGATGATTTCATGCACATCATTGAAACGTGTATGTTGGATCCTGAAGCGAAAGATGATTGGGAATTAAAAGACCCACATTCTGGTGAAGTGCGTGAAGTTGTATCAGCAAAAGAACTCTGGCAAAAAATTCTAGAGCTTCGTATGATGACAGGTGAACCATATATTCATTTCATCGATACAAGCAATAATCACTTACCACAATGGTTAAAAGATAAAGGTTTGAAGGTACACCAATCAAACTTATGTTCTGAAATTATTCTACCCACAAATGAAGAACGAACAGCTGTATGTTGTTTATCTTCTTTAAACTTGGAAACATATGATGAGTGGAAAAACGAACCTCTCTTTCTTAAAGATGTTGCTGAAATGCTCGATAATGTGCTTAGTTTCTTTATTGCTAATGCTCCTGATGCTATCTCTCGTGCTAGATACTCCGCTGAAAGAGAGCGTTCCATTGGCATCGGTGCTTTGGGGTTCCATGCTTATCTTCAGCGTAACGGAATTGCTTTTGAAGGAGTTATGGCAAAAGTAGCTAATAACAGAATTTTTAGTAGTATTAGAAAGGGACTAGATGCGGCTAATAAAGAACTTGGATTGGAAAGAGGTGAGGCTCCTGATGCGGTGGGAACTGGCAATCGTTTTAGTCACCTTATGGCTATCGCACCAAACGCATCTTCTTCAATTATCATGGGTAATACTAGCCCTAGTATTGAACCTTATCGTGCTAACGCTTATCGACAAGATACTCTTTCGGGAGCATACTTAAATAAGAATCGTTGGTTGGATGTAATCATCAAAGAAAAAGCAAAAGATGAGGAAGAATATAATGATATTTGGTCTTCCATTATTGCAAATGATGGTTCAGTTCAACATTTAGACATACTTGATGAAACACAAAAAGATGTATTTAAAACATCCATGGAAATTGACCAACGCTGGGTAATTGAATTGGCAGCCGATAGACAACAATATATCGACCAAGCACAATCACTAAACTTGTTCTTTAGACCAGATGTTAATTTAAAGTATCTTCATGCCTGTCATTTTTTGGCATGGAAAAAAGGATTGAAAACTCTATACTATTGTCGTTCTGAGAAAATTGGTAAGGCTGATAAAGTTGCCAAAAAGATTGAAAGGGAAGTGATTAAAGAATTGGATATGAGTGCTATTGCACAAGGCAATGAATGTTTGGCTTGCGAAGGTTAATTTTAAAGGAAAACAATAATGATAAAAAAAATAGAATCAAATCTATCGGAAGAGCGTAACTATTTCAAACCTTTTAATTATCCTTGGGCATATGAAGCTTGGTTAAAACATGAACAATCTCATTGGTTACATACCGAAGTTCCTATGGCCGAAGATATGAAAGATTGGAAAAAGAAATTATCTAAAGAAGAAAAAACATTTCTAACACAAATCTTCCGTTTCTTTACACAAGGTGATATTGATGTGGCTGGCGGATATGTTAAAAATTATTTGCCATACTTTCCACAACCTGAAGTTCGTATGATGCTGACAGGATTCGCTGCCAGAGAAGCGTTACACATTGCAGCCTACTCACACCTCATTGAAACACTAGGTCTACCTGAAACCACCTACAATGAGTTCCTAGAGTATGAAGCGATGAGAGAGAAACATGACTATATCATGGACATCTCCAGCAAGAATACCACAAGAGAAAATACCGCAACACACATTGCCGTGTTCTCAGCCTTTACCGAAGGTATGCAACTATTCAGTTCATTCATTATGTTATTGAATTTTGCTCGTCATGGTAAAATGAAAGGTATGGGACAGATTATTACATGGTCGATTGTTGATGAAACTCAACACGCAGAATCCATGATTAAGTTATTCAGAACATACATAGAAGAAAATCGTGAGATTTGGAATGATGAACTCAAAGGAAAAATCTATACGATTGCAGAAAGAATGGTTCAATTAGAAGATAAGTTTATTGACTTAGCATTTGGTGTAAACCAGATGGAAGGTTTATCTTCAGAAGATGTTAAAAAGTATATTCGTTATATTGCAGACCGCCGCCTAATTTCCTTGGGTCTTAAAGGTGTGTTTAAAGTGAAAAAGAATCCTCTACCTTGGGTAGAAGAAATGATTAACGCACCAACACATACTAATTTCTTTGAAAACCGTGCTACCGATTATGCAAAAGGAGCTTTATCAGGAAATTGGGGTGATGTATGGGCTCATTAAGGAATTACAATGACAAACAAATCATTATCAGGCGAATGTCTGAGTTGTGAATCAACTTATAATGTTTCTTTTATGGAAGAAATGGTTTCACAAGATTTACCAGAACACTGCCCATTCTGTGGCGAAATTATCGAAGAATTATCCGAGGACTATATAGAGGATGATGAAGATGATTTGGACACTAAGGAATGGGATTAATTTACAATATAATCGAAGATTGTAGTCCATATTACATTAGGTTTTCTCATGAAAATATATCAAACATAATAGATATATCTTTAGAAGAATCTTTAAAAGAAATATTTACAAAAAAATTTACGCACCACAAACTAAATTTAAATGTTTCTGAAAAAATATTAAATCTTTGTCCAATAGTAAAAAAAATACCATTAAAGAAAACAAGAGTTTCTTTATTTGTAACAAAGCCTGGTCATTATTATCGAGCCCATAAAGATGGTGTAGATAATAAAATAAGTTTTAACTATACGATAAAAATATTAGATGATAAATGCATCACAAGTTGGTATGATGATGAACAATTAAAAAATTATGAAATTGTTGGTTTGGATTGGAAAAATAAATCCAGAGAAATAAATAATTTTGTAAAAGAAAATCATATTCCAAAAAAAACAATGATTGCAATACAAGGCGAATGTATATTATTTAATACTGACATTTATCACGACTTTGATAATAGGTATTCGGAAAATGAAAGAATTATATTAACTTTAAGGCCGACATTTTCACAAAGTATAACTTTTGAAGATGCAAAACAAATATTATTTGGACTATAAATAATCCAAATAAAGGATTATTTGTATGTGGCAATATAATGGTAAAGATTTTACGGAAGACTTGATTGGTAATAATTACGGGTTCGTGTATCAGATAACCAATCTGACGAATGGGAAAAAATACATAGGCAAGAAATTCTTTTATTCTGCCAAAACCAAACAAGTCAAAGGTAAAAGAAAACGGTATAAAACCAGTTCAGACTGGCAAACTTACTATGGAAGTAGTGACATCTTGAAGCAAGATGTGTTACAATTAGGACAAGAAAATTTTGTCCGTGAAATTTTGCATCTCTGCCAATCTAAAGGTATATGTTCTTATTTGGAAGCTAAAGAACAATTTACCAAAGGCGTGTTAGAGAGTGATGAATATTATAACACATGGATAATGGTAAGAGTTAGAAAGGCTCACATTAAGGTAAAAGATGCTAGAATTCCTACAACCACTAAAAAAACAAAAACTTGATTTTTTCACGTTCTTAGCCGGTGAAGAAGAAGGTGGAGTTAACATCATGAGTTCAGAATATGCCAATCCAGGAGAAAAAATAGGCGGTACTTCTCTTGGTGATTTATATCATATTGTATTATTCCGTGATAGCGAAGAAAATCCAGAAGAATATGATAACGTTGATGATTTTGAAGCCATTCTCGCCTGTCCTTTAGAGTATGCTTCAGGATTAATATCAGGTGGTTTTTATGGTATAATTGCCAGAAAGACGACCACATCACATAAGCTCATGGACAAACTGCTTGCCATGATGAAGAAAAAGTGATATAATGTAATTTTGAAACTGTGAAAGTTTGTTATGATTCTCGTTGATTTAAATCAAGTGTTATTGTCTGGCCTCATGGCTCAGATATCAAATCAAAAAGGTGTTAAACTGGACGAAGGTCTGGTTCGCCACATGATTCTCAATATTCTCCGTATGCACATCCGTAATTTTCGTAAAGATTATGGTGATGTTGTATTATGTTGTGATAATCGCAACTATTGGAGAAAACAATTTTTTCCATTCTACAAAGCAGGTCGTAAAAAGACCAGAGAAAAATCCGATTTGGATTGGCATCTTATCTTTGATATGTTAGCTAAGTTTAAACTGGAACTCAAAGAAAACTTTCCTTATAGAGTGATTGATGTTGAGGGCGCCGAAGCTGATGATATTATTGGCACATTGGTACCAATCTATGCACCTCATGAAAAGATTTTGATTCTAT